TTTAAACATGAGCAAGCGCAGACAGTTAGTCCTAGACTTCATCCGTGCATACATCAGGTTGCATGGTGTGTCTCCGTCTTATGAAGTTATTGCCAAAGGGATTGGATTGAAATCTAAGTCAAACATTCACCGGATCATCCACCGCCTAAAGGCGGATGGGCATCTTGTGACCAAGCCTTATAAGTTCCATGCTATTAAGTTAGTGGACACTTCAGCACAGGCCATGATGAAGCTATGAGTTTATTAACCCACGCAGAGATATCCAAGTATCTAGCTATGGTTCCGAAGGCTTCGCCGGAGAACCGGGCTAAGATCCAGATGCTTCTAGAGATGGATAGAATTGAGCGGAGCAAAGAATCATTCTTGTATTTTGTAACCCAGATGTGGCCCGTGTTCATCTCTGGCGCTCATCACAAAATCATGGCAGATGCCTTTGAGAGAGTGGCTAATGGACAACTTAAGAGGTTGATCATTAACATGCCACCCCGGCACACCAAGTCTGAGTTTGCTTCTTTTCTTTTGCCTGCGTGGTTCTTGGGGAAGTTTCCTCATAAGAAGATCATTCAGACTGCCCACACCGCAGAATTAGCAACCGGATTTGGACGAAAGGTTAGGAATCTTGTTTCATCAGAGCCGTATCAAAAGGTTTTTCAGACTAAGCTATCAAGTGATTCAAAGGCCGCTGGTCGCTGGAACACTCACATGGGTGGCGACTACTTTGCTATCGGTGTTGGCGGTGCTGTTACAGGTAAGGGTGCTGACCTTTTAATCATTGACGACCCCCATTCAGAGCAGGAAGCCAAGCAAGGCAACCCTGCGGTGTTTGATAACGTCTATGAGTGGTTTACTTCCGGCCCTCGGCAGCGTTTACAGCCGGGCGGAGCCATTATTATTGTGATGACTAGGTGGGCTAAGAGAGACTTAACCGGCCAAATCCTCAAAAACGCAGGTAAAGATGGTGTTGATCAGTGGGAAGTCATTGATTTTCCCGCAATCATGCCCAACGGGAACCCCTTATGGCCCGGATTTTGGTCTAAACAAGCCCTAGAAGCCCTGAAATCTGAGCTTCCGGTGTCTAAATGGGAAGCGCAGTACCAACAAAACCCCACATCCGAAGAAGGCGCGATCATTAAGCGCGAAAACTGGCAGCTTTGGGAGTCAGATACACCCCCATCATGTGAATACATCATCCAGTCTTGGGATACAGCCTTTGAAAAGAACAATCGGGCTGACTATTCAGCCTGTACAACGTGGGGTGTGTTCCAACATCCCAACAAACAAGGTGATTTAAGGCCCAACATCATTCTTCTTGATGCGTTTAAAGCCCGCATGGAGTTTCCTGAGCTTAAACACAAGGCTTTGGAGATGTGGAAGGAATGGGAGCCAGATACATTGATCGTTGAGAAACGCGCAGCTGGTGCTCCGCTCATCTATGAGATGAGAAAGATGGGAATCCCTATGTCGGAGTATACGCCGGGCAAAGGAAACGATAAGATATCACGTGTAAACGCTATCTCAGACTTGTTTGCATCTGGCATTGTTTGGTGTCCTGAGACTCGCTGGGCAGAAGAGGTGATGGATGAACTCGCCTCCTTCCCCAACGGAGATCATGATGACCTTGTTGACTCAAGCAGTCAGGCTTTGATGCGTTTCCGCTTGGGAGGATTCATCTCTATTGACTCTGACGAGCAAGATGAGCCTACCTACCATCGCAGACGAGCAGCGTATTACTAAGGAATATTATGAGCATAGAACAATCATTGAGCCAAGCTCCTTTGGGTTTAAGCAATCTAGAGTTGGATGAAACTCCCGCTATTGAGATTGAAATTGAGAACCCCGAGGGTGTAAGAATTGGTTTGGACGGCATGGAGATTGATCTAATGCCAGAAGAAAACGAGGAAGGCTTTGATGACAACCTCGCAGAATACCTAGATGAAGGCGAGCTTCAAAGCATTGCAAGCGACCTGATTGAAATGGTGGACGCAGATATCAACTCCAGAAAAGACTGGGTAGATACATACGTCAAAGGTCTTGATGTTTTGGGAATGAAATATGAAGAGCGTACTGAACCGTGGCTCGGTGCTTGCGGTGTTTTCTCAACGGTACTCACAGAGGCTGCTGTACGGTTCCAAAGCGAGACTATCATTGAAACGTTCCCTGCTGCTGGCCCGGTCAAAACCGAGATCATCGGCGCAATTGATAAACTTAAAGAAGAGGCGGCGGAGCGTGTCAGAGATGACATGAACTATAAGCTCACGGAAGGTATGCCCGAGTACCGACCTGAGCATGAGCGTATGTTGTATTCCTTGGGTCTGGCTGGCGCAGCTTTCAAGAAGGTCTACTACGATCCATCCTTGGGCCGCCAAGCTTCTATCTTCATCCCCGCAGAAGATGTGATCATCCCCTACGGCGCTTCCAGCGCCATGACCTCAGAGCGTGTGACCCACATCATGCGCAAGACCAAGAATGATATTCGCAAGCTTCAAGTAAGCGGCTTTTATGTTGAGTGTGATCTGGGTGAACCCTTACAGTTCTACACCGACGTAGAAAAGAAAAAAGCTGAAGACCAAGGCTACAACCTATCTGATGATGACCGCTATCAAATCTATGAAATCCACGTAGACTTTGATCTGCCCGGCTATGAGGATCCAGATGGGATTGCTCTTCCGTATGTCATTACCTTAGAGCGTGGCACAAAAGAAATCCTAGCCATCCGCCGCAACTGGAATGAGGATGACAAGCACAAACTCAAGCGCCAGCACTTTGTTCAGTACACCTATGTACCGGGCTTTGGAGCTTATGGCTTAGGTTTGATTCACCTGATCGGTGGATACGCCCGTGCAGGCACATCTTTGATTCGTCAGCTGGTAGATGCTGGAACATTGTCTAACTTGCCCGGTGGTTTGAAGACTCGTGGCCTGCGTATTAAAGACGACGATACTCCAATCACTCCCGGTGAATTCCGTGACGTGGATGTACCTAGCGGATCTGTTAAAGAGAACATCATGGCCCTGCCATACAAGGAGCCTTCACAGGTTCTCTTGGCTCTCTTGAATCAGATTACAGACGAAGGCCGCCGTCTTGGATCTATCGCAGATATGAACATTAGCGATATGTCTGCCAACTCTCCAGTGGGTACAACACTGGCGTTGCTTGAGAGACAACTCAAGACCATGTCTGCGGTGCAGGCTCGTGTTCATTATTCAATGAAGCAAGAGTTTAAACTGCTCAAAGAAATCATCAGGGACTACACCCCAGATGACTATGAATACACCCCTGTATTTGGTACACCTCAAGCCAAGCGTGAAGACTATGACATGGTGGATGTTATCCCCGTGTCAGATCCGAATTCCGCCACGATGGCTCAAAGGATCATGCAGTACCAAGCTGTCATTCAGTTGGCTCAAGGTGCTCCACAGATCTATGATCTGCCTTTACTGCACCGTCAGATGATTGAAGTTCTGGGAATCAAGAACGCAGACAAATTAGTCCCAGTTGATGATGACCAGACACCAAGAGATCCTGTTTCTGAGAACATGTCGTTCTTAACTGGCAAACCAACTAAAGCGTTTATCTATCAAGACCACGACGCACACATCGCAGTCCATACATCAATGATGCAGGATCCTGTGGTGATGGGTCAGATTGGTCAGAGTCCTATGGCTCAGCAGATTCAAGCCGCCATCATGGCCCACGTTGCTGAACACGTAGCATTCCAGTACCGTCAGAAACTCCAAGAACAGCTTGGAGCTACATTGCCTGCACCTGATGCCAAGATGGATGAGAACACTGAAGTTCAAGTCTCCAAACTTGTGGCTCAAGCTGCGGCTCAGCTTCTGCAGATGGATAAGGCTAAGCAAGCTCAACAACAGGCTGCTCAGCAGGCTCAAGATCCAATCATCCAAATGCAGATGCAGGAACTTCAGATCAAGAAGCAAGACTCTGACATCAAGGCTCTCAAGGTTAAGGGTGACTTACAGATTAAATCTGAAGAGCTGTCACTCAAAGCCCGTGAGAGCGCAGCCAAAGTTGGTGAAGATCCAAACATGGCAGCACTGCGTTTACAGCAAGAGATTGCTCAAGCCCAAGAGCTGCATGGCTTAGAGATGGCAGCTAAGCAAATGGAGCTTCAGCAGGCTCAAGCTCAGCAACAACAAGCCCAAATGCAACAGCAGCAGGCTATGGCTCAGCAGCAACAACTTCATCAGCAGAAGTTATTACAAGGTAATAAGGAGTAATCATGGCCAATATGCTTGAAGTGTTAAACAAGAAACTTGACGAACAAGTCAAGCAGTTGGTTGATGTTGTCAGTGGTGGTGGTGCGAAAACCTACGATCACTACAAAGAACTGTGCGGAACGATCCGGGGTCTGCAAACCGCGCAGTATGAACTTGCTGACCTCGTGCGAAAAACTAAGGAACATGAAGATGAGTGAATTTGATGTAAGTGCGGTTGATCTAAGTGGGGTGCTTAATACCTCCGCTGAAGAGAAAGCCAAACAAGTGCCCGATCCGGCTACTTACCATCTCCTCTGTATGCTGCCCAAAGCAGAAGAAGAGTTTAGTGAGACCGGTATTTTGAAGTCAGCCACAGCGATGTACCACGAGGAGCTTCTCTCCCCCGTGCTGTTTGTTGCAAAGATTGGCCCTGATGCGTTTAAAGATGCATCCCGTTTCCCATCTGGCCCGAGTTGTAAGGTTGGTGACTTTGTGTTAGTACGTCCTAACACGGGAACCCGCATGAAGATTCATGGTACAGAGTGGAGACTAATCAATGATGATTCCGTTCAGGCGGTTGTGCAAGACCCTCGTGGTATCCAACGTCCAACTTAAGGAGTAAATCATGAGTGAAGTTGAAAAAACAGAATTTGAATTTCCTGATGAAGCAGAACAAAACCCCCGTAAAGGTGGGAAAGTTGTAGAAGCTGAGGCGGCGGAAGACGATAAGCCTGAAATTGAGATTGTGGACGACACCCCAGAGGGCGATAAATACAGAACCCCGATGGCGGAACCCCCGCAAGATCCTACCGAGGAAGAGCTTGCAAGCTATTCTGAGAGTGTAAAAAATAGGTTTAAACACTTTACCAAGGGCTATCACGAAGAACGCAGAGCTAAAGAAGCTGCTCAACGTGAGAAAGACGAAGCTATTCGTATTGCTCAGGCAATTTACGAAGAGAACAAACGCCTCAAAGGTTCAGTTAATCAGGGTCAGCAAGTTCTCTTGGAACAAGCTAAGAAAGTTGTTAACTCAGAGATTGAAGAGGCTAAGCGTCAATACAAAGAAGCTTACGAATCTGGGGATTCAGACAAGTTGTTAGAAGCGCAGGAAGCACTAACTACGGCCAAAATCCGCGCAGATAAAGTAAATAATTTTAGACCTGCCCCTTTACAGGAACAAGAAACTCCTGTACAAATGCAGCCACAGCCTCAACAAGCTGCACCCGTTGACGAAAAACTACTTGCATGGCAAGACCGAAATCAGTGGTTTGGAAGCAACAAACGGATGACTTCATACGCCCTAGGGTTGCATGAAGAGCTTGTCGAGAACGGTATCAGGGTTGGCAGTGAAGAGTACTACAAACGTATTGACACTGACATCCGAGAAAGATTCCCCGACCAAGTTGGAGCCGGAGAATCCGTTGATGCGAAACCTCAACGTACCAAATCCAATGTTGTTTCACCTGCTACCCGCAGTACAGCGCCTAAAAAGATCGTACTGACGCAGACACAAGTGAATATCGCCAAGCGGTTGGGAGTTCCATTGGAACTGTACGCCCGTAAGGTTGCTGAAGAAATGAGGAAATGAAAATGGAAAAATCTAACCGTATGACTCGTGAACTTGATACCCGCGAGAAGATGGAGCGTCCTAAGCAATGGATGCCCCCACAACTTCTACCAGACCCCAATCCGGAGGCTGGTTATGCGTTTCGCTGGATCAGGATTTCGTCACAAGGTAAAGACGATGCCACAAACATTTCCGGTAAGTTACGCGAAGGCTGGGAACCTGTTAAGGCTTCTGACCATCCCGAAATCCGTCTGTTTGGCTCTTCCAACGGGAAGTTTCCTGACAGTATTGAAGTCGGCGGTTTGTTGCTTTGCAAAACACCTGTGGAATTTACTGAACAGCGCAATGAGTACTACCGAAAACAATCGGAAGCTCAGATGCAGTCAGTAGACAACACTTACATGCGCGAGAATGATCCGAGGATGCCTATGTTCAAAGAACGTAAGTCCACGGTCACTTTCGGAAAAGGTACTTAATTTTTTTGGAGTCTTAAATGGCATATCCTACCGTTTCTAAGACGTATGGTCTGAAGCCAATCAACCGATTGGATGGTCTGCCCTACGCCGGAGCGATCCGTCAAATCCCTATTGCAGCTGGCTACGCTACTGCAATTTTCAATGGTGATACTGTTCAGGTAGATACCAATGGTTATTTGATTGCAAACACCACTTCTAATTCTGGCGACAGCATTGGTGTGTTGGTTGGTTGCAGCTACACAAATTCCAGCGGTCAATTTACCAACGGTCAGTACTACCCTGCTGCCCAGTCTACATCTACACAATTGGCCTTTGGCTTTGTTGTGGATGATCCCAATGCGGTCTTCCGTGTTGCAGCTACCAGCGGTCAAACTACCGTGCCTACAGCTTTTAGCCGTGCATTGGTTGGTTCCAACGTTGCGTTGTCTGTTAACACCGGTAGCACCACAACTGGTGATTCGTTCTATGGTATTGACGGCGCGTCCGCTGGTACTACAGCTACGCTTCCTATTCGTGTCGTTGATGTTGTACCTGATACAGCCACTGGCGCAGCTAACGTTGCCGCTACGACTTACTTTGAATTCTTGGTCAAGTTCAACTTGCACCAATACACTGACACCACTGGTGTTTAAGGAGTAACAAATGGCTATTTCACGCGCACAACTGCTCAAAGAATTGCTCCCCGGCCTGAACGCATTGTTCGGTCTTGAGTACGCTAAATACGGCGAAGAGCACAAAGAGATCTACGAAACAGAGTCATCTGAGCGTAGCTTCGAAGAAGAGACAAAGCTTTCTGGTTTCTCTGCTGCACCTGTTAAGAACGAGGGCTCTGCCATCGCTTATGACAACGCACAAGAAGCATGGACTGCACGTTACACCCACGAAACCATTGCGATGGGCTTCTCCATCACTGAGGAAGCTGTGGAAGATAACTTGTATGACAGCTTGTCTTCACGTTATACCAAGGCTCTGGCCCGTGGTATGGCTTACACAAAGCAAGTTAAGGCCGCTTACGTCCTGAACAACGCTTTCACTGGCGGCCCTACATACGGCGACGGTCAAGTGTTGTGCTCAACAGCACACCCCTTGGTTTCCGGTGGCACTAACAGCAACACTCCATCTACCGCTTCTGACCTGAACGAGACTTCTCTTGAGAATGCCGTTATTCAGATCGCTGCTTGGACAGACGAGCGTGGTTTGCTGATCGCCGCTAAGCCCAAGAAGTTGGTTGTTCCTCCTTCATTGATGTTCGTTGCTACCCGCTTGCTCGAGACCGAGTTGCGCGTTGGTACTAACGACAATGACATCAACGCATTGAAGAACAACGGTTCTATTCCTGATGGCTACTGCGTTAACCACTTCTTAACAGACACCAATGCTTGGTTCCTGTTGACAGACGTGCCTAACGGCTTGAAGCACTTCGTGCGTACCCCCATGTCTACCGGCATGGACGGTGACTTTGACACAGGTAACGTTCGTTACAAAGCCCGTGAGCGTTACAGCTTCGGCGTGTCTGATCCTTTGGGCATCTTCGGTTCACCCGGAGCCTAATTGGTCTCAAAAAAAAGGGGAGCTTCGGCTCCCTTTTTTGTTGCATTGGTTTAAACGTAGTGGTATAAACACATTAGCCCGGGAAACCCGGTGCATCAAACTGACCCGGCAGACGACATACCGATTGATGCGCTGATCTTGTATGTAAGGACAATTTATCATGGCATTATCAACCACACAGAGTATTTGGCGCTCCGGCGGCGGAGACCAGACTCGCACAGCTTACTGCGGTTCCGGCTTAATGGCTGCCCAGTTTTACATTTCCGGCGCATCAGCTGCTGGTACATCCGCTAAAGTTTCTTCAGCCACTAATGCTCCCGCAGTTGTTTTACCTGCTGGTGCTATCGTTGTTGAGATCCAAGCAGTTTGCGCTGCCACTGGTGGTTCAACTCCCACCTTTGACATGGGCTTTACTTTGTACGGCACTTCTACCGCTACAAACACAGGCTTGATCTCTGCTGCTGTTGCTACCACTGGCAAGTTGGTGATTAACCAAGCTTCTGCTACTGCTGGCGCTAACATGGGCACAACAATGTCTGCAACCAAGTTGGTGACTATCACCGGCGGCGGTACTTCTGGCGATGCTCCTACAGGCGGCACTATCACTGGTACGATTCTGTACTTTGTTGCTGATCCATTGCTCGGCCAGCAAAACGATTAATTGATCTAGGGGGCTTCGGCCCCCGTTTTAAAGGAGATTAATTATGGGTATGCAAACCGACGTTAAGCAAGCGCATTTAAACCAAAGCGGTTTTTTTGTACTTGGGCGAAATCGCGTAAAAGGCGTTTCTTTTTATGGTGGTAGCGGAACCTTGGTTTTGTTTGATTCAACCACAGCCCCAGTCACTTCAAGCGTATCTTACGCTCGTACCGGCACATTAGTTACTGTGACTAAAACTGCTCACGGCTTGTCTACAGGCGCTGTTGTTGGTATTCACTTTGATGCTGGTTCAGGCGGAGCTGCCACAGATGGTAACTACACAATTACTAGGACAGGCGCTGATACGTTTACGCTTACGGACATCAATACTGGAAATATTACAGGTACTCCAGCGGCGATCTATGTCAGCGGTGCAAATCGTTGGTTACTCACTTACGAAACGCACTCATCAGACGAGTTCCAAAATGCTCCACTTATTCCCGGTGAAGGTGTGTTGGCAGTAAATGGAATTTATGCCTACATGAACGCAATTGACGCAGCGCAGATTTACTATGGCTGATAAGAGCTTCAACTTGGTGGGGCGCAAACTTATGATTGCAATCCCCTGCTATGACGGTAAGGTCAACATCAAGACCTGCTTTGCCATAGCGCAACTCGTTCCCAAGTTGGACAAGATGGGTGTCCAGATTCATCTGGTACACCTGTCTGGATGCTCAATCATCACAAAGGCCCGGAACAAGTTAGTGTCCAACTTTATGGCTTCAGACTGCACAGACATGCTGTTTGTGGATGCTGATGTGGTCATCAATGTTGAGGCCGTGACCCGTCTATTGGCTTTGTCCACAGACCGGGACATTGTGGCTGGCACATATCCCCGCAGAGCCGCAGATGCCAAATTCTTCTTGGACTTCTATCTGGACAAAGACAACCA